AACTTTGGCTGCCCGCGCGGCTTGATAATCAAAGGTTCAAATACGTCCTTCCAGGTCTCTTTTGTGGCCTTCTTATCCAGCAGCTTAGCAGCCTGCGGAGCAGTGATAACCTTCTGCGGCGCGTAGGCACGTTCAGGACCAATAAGCGGGTTCTGTAGCAGCAGGTCTTCCGCCTCCTGCTCATTGGCCCACTTGCGTGCGCCTTCCTTGCCTTCCACGAACTTGTACGGCAAACCGTCAGGGCCGTTAACCGGCGTACCTGCTGCGGTCAGCCGATGCACTTCGGCGCTGACCGCTTTACACCATTGCTCGATAAGCGGCATCGCGGTATACGCCTTGGATAGTTTGTCCACATCGCGCGGCGCATCCGCTGGTACGATGTCATCAAAATCCATACGAACCTCATCCGCTACGAACTTAGTGAGCGCAGGGCATACGGCCTTAGCCCTACACCACCGGCACTGCTTCTCGCCGGGAACTAAGAACCGTCCAGGGGCAGCATCTGCCATCGCCTCACCGGCTTTTACTACCGCTTCGGCTGCGAGGTCTGCAAAGTTCATAAGCTCGCTTACTGTAATCGTATGCTCATCTACATGATGCAAGCGTGGCTGGCAGATGACGCCCTTGACTCGCTCCACACAGTAGCCCATAAGCTCAATGTCTTTCAGTGCGCCTAGCAGATACAGTCCTAACTGCGGGTTTATCTTGCGCTCATATATAGCCGACACCTTCTCGCCCGTACCGTACTTTAAGTCCTCTACGATCAAGGTCTTGGTTGCCGGCATGTAGATCAAAGCATCCGCCGTGCCCCCTTGTCCTTCGCCGAGGTATTCGGATAGGTCAACGCGGTACTCAACGAATAGCTTGCCGCCGATAGCACGACGCCGTACATCGTCTAGATACATTTGGACGAAAGCCCCCCGGTCTTCGTCCATTGTGTAGCTCTTGCCGTTTAGCGCTTGGACGTGTCCGAAGTACGCAATAGCGTCTAATCGATCCGTGAGGCACGATGCAGCCCACTCGTGGCTGGCCGTACCGTCGTCAGCGAAGGTAGAAGATCCGCCATCTGCATGGTTCTCAGCGAACGCCATGCTTCCGGGGCATGAAATCCAACGGTGCGCGGACGAAGGCGAGAATAGCGAATGGCCGCTCATAACTGCGCCGCACCGCGACGAAATAGAAGGTCCTTAGTCGCACCGCTCAGATGTGGTGCTTGCGCGATTACGGCTAGCTCCGCCAGCACTACAGGATGCGCGCCCTTAGGGGGATTGCGCAGCAGGTTACGGCGCATGGCACGTTGTCGGCGGACTTCGGGATCTAGTTTGCAGATTGTACTCATTGTGGCTCCTAGTTATGCCTGTGCGCTAGGCAGCTAGCGCACAGGGCTTTCAACTTAGACGGACATCAGCACCGCTTCGGACTCTTCAATAAAGGCTGCGTAGTCAGCGGCCTTTACCGTGGATACCGATGTTGCGCCGAACTTCTTCAGAAGCGCGACCGCTTCCTTACGCTTATTGGCCTTGAGCATCGATTCCACGGCCAGCGCGACGGCATCACGCGATACAGACTCGGCTTTGTCGGCTGCGTCCTTAGCCGCTTCCTCTTCCGCCTCCTGAGCGGCTTCGGTAGCCGCAATGCGCGCAATGGACTTAGCTACAAGCTCTTCCTCTGAGATAGCCGGCTTCTTAGGTGCAGTTACGGTCTTTGGCTTAGCGGCTACAGGTTTCACCGTTTCGACTGTTGGGATAGCGGCTTCTGCTACGGACACATCCGCACCTTCAATAAAGGCGTTGAATATCGTAGCAATTGCAACAATGCGCGTTGCGTCGCTACCCTGGTGTGGGGCATCAAACTTGACGGCTTCGGCTAGTGCGATTGATCTAGTGGCTTCTGACATTTTCATGTTCTCCATTGGTTGCGGGGTTTTCAGGATCATAAACGTTTACGCGGTGATGTCAACAGTTTCTTTTCGGATATGCGCCATTACATCGATACTAGACGCGGTTCCCCACATCTCGTAGTTACGCAGGATTATGCACCTATAGGAGCCTTTACCAATACGCAGTATTCTGCTTTTACCGTTAAACGGAGCCTTGGCCAGCAGTTTGCCAACTCTATCGTTAGACGGCTTAGTGGTGCAATGTTTGCGCACATGCTCTGCAACTTCGGACGTTATAACTACGTCTGTATCCAGCGGTTCGGCGTATTGCTCTAAAGCTGTCTGTAGTAGTTCCATGTCTGAGCTTATGGAAGACGCCACCATTGCTTGTCTGGCTTCTGTGTGCGGAGCCTTAGCGGATGCCGTGAAGTCGCCTAGGGATAGATTCAAGAAGTAATGCCGCAATGCGCCAGCAGCACGGGAGGTAAGTAGGAAGTCGGTATAGATCCAGTCTTGCTCCTCCACGGTAAACTGCGGCGCGTTCACGTGGTGTATTCCCCAGCGCCTATCATCGTTATCAACAGCAGCGGCATCTTCCTTATTGCTGGTTGCTGTCACGAAAAAACAATTAGGCATGGAATACCCGGCACTGCCTTTAGGGTGAATGCTAATCGAATCGTCCGTTATCCAGGGTTTTAACTTCTCCGTTATGGCTTCACGCTTACCCCTGGTATCCGCCCGGAACTCGGTTAGGTTTATATGCCAAGCGCCTAGCAGAAAGTCGTTAAAGTCGCTATTCAATAGCGCGCCTGTAACCTCTTGTGAGTACCGCAGTCCGACTAGCAAGCTGGGTATCATCTTAAGTAGTGTCGTCTTACCGTTACCTTGCGTCTCGGACCATATGAGCGGCGCTGACTTAATCTTTACCCCCGGTTTCTGTACGACGTGTGCGAAAAACTGCTTGAGCCAATCGCGGTACAAGGTATCGTCTATGCGGGCGAATAGCCACTCAATACGTTCAAGTTCGCCCGCTGTAGGCTCCAAGGGCTCAGGAAGCACGTTACGGTAGGTGTTAGCGAACGTAGCGTTGTTACCGCTGAATATCGCCCCCTCTCCGGGATGAAAGCCTATACCATCGACGAAGCGCTTAGTGCTGCTTTCCTTTAGTATCTTGACCGGGCTAACACGTCCGGCCCTGCCTTTAGGCATCATGCTGGTAAACATATGTTCAATAGCGTTGTCGCTACCGATAACCTTATGCCGCTCGCAATCGAAGTAGCGCTCGGCACTATGGACGAATACCAAACGGCTCTCTAGATTCTGCACCGCGACGGCGCGCAATTGCGCCTTGCTGGCGTTTACGAGCGCTTCCGTAGTCTCTTCGTCTGCTAGCGCAGAGGTTGTGCTTTCTTCGGGGAACTCTTCCGCCTCCGCCGGCAATTCAGCAACTAGCGCCGCGCCTGTAGCTACGTGCTTGCCGGGAGTGCTGACGAATGATAGGTAGCGCATCTTCAGATGGCTATCGCCGGGGTACTTGATGCGTTTGACGCCCTTGGACCATTCGCACCATATGTCCAGCCCTTCCTGTGCGCCGCCTGTTGCGTCGTGAATTTGCATCCCGACCTTGAGCCATTCGTCGTGCTCTGCATCTGGCGAATGCTTGAACGTCGCCTTACGCAGCTTGGCTAGATCAATAGCCGGTTTAGCCTTCACCGGGGAAGTTACCGGGGAAGTTACCGGGGAAGTCGGCTCAGTATTAACAGGTTCTGTAGCAGTCAATTGCCGCCAGCACGCCAATAGCGTTGCGGGGATTGGGGGGAGGCTGCGCCAATCGCTTAGCAGCCCACCGGCCCATTGGTATTGCCGCCCGCTTGGATGGTAACTGGGGGGCAGCACGTCTTGAACAGATGCGCCTGCGGCAGTCGCACAGCGCAATTCGACTCCGCTACCTTTCGGCTTTAACGTGCGTAGCGGTCGCTTCATCGCGTATAGGAGCTTTGCACGGTTAGGCGTACCGCTAGTTATTTGTACCGCATCATCTGCCGCAAGTAGCGCGTCTACATCGACTCCCCTCTCCGCGAGCCATGGCCTAGCGGCTGATAGGGAGTCTATATCCAAACATGCGGTGCCGGATAGGGCATGAAGCAGGCCTGCCCCGTCAAGGCCATCAGCCGCAGCTATAGGCTTCGTATTCCAGCCTGGCGCAGTCGGAGCCTTGCTGCCCTTATCTATGGCACAAAGCTTCCAACCGGCGTCTACGTAGTCCTTAAAGCTCACGGACTACGGAGCCATGCGCGCGAGGACCGTGCGTAGTCGCGTAGTTGAGGAAGCGGCTTCGCCTCAAGGATAGCGGCTATGCGCAATTCGGCTGCGGTGAAGTCTACGACTGTTGGCACGTAGGGCAGTGCCGCGACAGTGCGCCTGGGGCGAAGCGCGAAGGGTATTATGTTGCTCATACCAATACCCTCAGTAGCAGCATCAAGGCAAGCGTGAATACGAACATTTGTATGCAGCCGAGTAGCGCTCGCTGGCCTTCGCTAGGATCGTTCATTCGTCACCCGGTTTATCAGTCGTCTTATCGGCGAGTATCTTGCCTACTACTGATGCTAGCAGGAAATACCCTAAGAGTACCAAAAGGATCGTGGTTATCATTTGAGTAGGTCATCCTCTGTGATGGGCTGGCGCTGCAACCAGTTGTGAATGATGTTCGCAGTGTTCTCAAGCTCCGCAGTATGGTGTTCTTGCATGTACTCGTGTATTGCCTCCTCGATATCCTCTAGTCCTTCACGCGATAGGGTAGTTTCTAAGGGCCATATCGGATACTTCGCTGGTTCCGCACAGTCGCACGCTTGACCACAGCCTAAGCACATCATGGATATTCCTTGTACTCAATCCGACAAAGAGGTCTGTTGAGCGTCCAAAAGTTATACGCCTCTTGTGACCGTAGCGCAGCCAATCGTGCTTGTCGTCGGTTAACGCCTATGCCAACGGAGAAGACCTTATCCTCTACGTAGAGGATAGCTTTGTAGTCTTGTTTCACGGATACAGCGCCCACATGCTACCAATCTCGATTGGCTTGAGTACCGTCAATTTACCGCCTTGCCATGCTGCGTTAGGGGTTTCGTGGATGCGCACTGTACGCCATGCGGCTACGCCAGCGCAACCATTAGCGAGCGAACGGCCGTAGCTTGCTGCTTCATGCTCAGTCGCAAATATCATGCCGGCGGGACTGTGCCAGTGTTCACGAAAGACTTGAGTTTCGTGGCTCATGGTCTGAATATCCGTTCTAAAAGCAGCACGGTATGCGCCAGCACTACAAATCCTAAGGCTAGCTCTAGAAACGCAATTATGATGCTCACGTCGTAATCCTCCAAATCGCGTATACGAACCCTAGCGAGGCGAGCGCAACGCCATAGTCTCCATGTATCGCCAACCAGTCTAAGCGCCGTGCTACGACCTTAGGGTGCGTCTGTGATTGCCAGTAGTGTATAAGGCGCTGATCGAATCTAACCGAGTAGCGGGTCTGACGGCTCATTGAGAATACTCCTATATGACGGTTCTTTAGCTTTCCAGTCGGCTGCATGCTCGGCTAGCGCCCGAAGATGCAGGCCGAGCCACATACGGTGATCTTTACACGTATCGCACAGGCATGCAGCATCGGGTTTGTGCGACTGGCTCACGGTTTCATCACGTCGCGGATGACCGCCTTAACCGATGCGCCATGACGTTTCCACCATACCGTGGCGTTTTTGTTCATCGCGCGTATCCATCGGGGATCGGCTTTTAACCATTTTATGTTAGCATGTTGCTGACAGCCTATAGTTGTATGCGTAGGGGTTACGGTTACGGGCCATCCGCCGAAGTCTAGCCGCGCAATGCGATAACCTTCCGGCAGGTCAGCGCCCTGCAGGTTAGCGCCCCACAGGTTAGCGCCCGTCAGGTAAGCGCCCGTCAGGTTAGCGTCCGTCAGGTAAGCGTCCGTCAGGTTAGCGCCCCTCAGGTAAGCGCCCCACAGGTTAGCGCCCGTCAGGTAAGCGCCCGTCAGGTTAGCGTCCGTCAGGTAAGCGTCCGTCAGGTTAGCGCCCCTCAGGTAAGCGCCCCACAGGTAAGCGCCCGACAGGTAAGCGCCCGTCAGGTAAGCGCCCGTCAGGTTAGCGCCCGTCAGGTAAGCGCCCATCAGGTTAGCGCCCGTCAGGTTAGCGCCCGTCAGGTTAGCGCCCGTCAGGTTAGCGCCCGACAGGTTAGCGCCCGTCAGGTTAGCGCCCCTCAGGTCAGCGCCCCGCAGGTCAGCGCCCGACAGTACGGGGACTTCTCTAGCTGGCGAACCGTCTAAGAATTTGATTAACATATTATTTCTCCGATAATCCAAGGCAGATAGTGATGGTCAACCATGTGCAGATGAATGTGAATAGCATCATTATCGGCGTCCTCCGGTGATTAGCCGCTTGCGCTCAGCGCTTTTGCGCCCTGCGGTGAATGCCGCGACTATGCGCGATAGTCGCTTAGCGTAGGGAGTTGATAGCGGCTTACCATTATTACGTGATACGACTTCCGCCGTGAACTTTATGTGGTTGAATTGCCCTCGGCTATAAAACTGCGGCATTAGTGCTTGGATATCGCCTATGGGCGGCGCTTGAGTCCTAGACTGATTCTTGTAGGGTGCTGCGGGTATCGGCTGGCAGGCGCTACCGTAGGCGCGTATCGCAAGGCTAGCAACGTTGTAGGCGTCATCTTTCGGTAGGCGTACCGCTTCCCTTGGGTCTGACACCCATCGGTACGCTTCGGCATCGCCGGTTGCTGCTAGGTACATTGGGGTATCACGAAACGTTCGGAGAACCAGGTATTGCTGTGTGTTCATTTTAGTATGCTTCCGCTTCTGCGCGAGTGATAAAGAAATGGATACCCTGGGCGCATTCGATGCGCTTATCGTCACAGAAACCGTCAGGGCGCACGGTCCCCCCGGTGACGTAGGCTATCGTACGGGAGTAACTGTCCTTAGCGCCTGATGCATCTAGAACGTTGACGTATTCTGCACGGCATTTGCGCGAGCCATAAGCGTTTAGTCGCTTGACGTTAGCCGGTATGCTAAGAATGGCTATAGAGCCGTCGGATAGCTTTTTGTAGCCAATCAGATTGCCGTCCGGAGTGATGCATTGTTGCTCAAGGCCGGTAACGCCCATCAGGTCAGCGCCCATCAGGTCAGCGCCCATCAGGTTAGCGCCCATCAGGTTAGCGCCCGACAGGTTAGCGCCCCACAGGTTAGCGCCCCACAGGTTAGCGCCCCACAGGTTAGCGCCCGTCAGGTTAGCGCCCGTCAGGTCAGCGCCCCTCAGGTCAGCGCCCCTCAGGTAAGCGCCCCTCAGGTTAGCGCCCGACAGGTTAGCGCCCGTCAGGTTAGCGCCCATCAGGTTAGCGTCCGACAGGTCAGCGCCCCTCAGGTTAGCGCCCGACAGGTTAGCGCCCCGCAGGTCAGCGCCCATCAGGTAAGCGCCCCTCAGGTAAGCGTCCGACAGGTCAGCGCCCGACAGGTAAGCGCCCATCAGGTTAGCGCCCCACAGGTTAGCGCCCGACAGGTTAGCGCCCGACAGTTTAGCGCCCCTCAGGTTAGCGCCCCTCAGGTTAGCGCCCCTCAGGTTAGCGCCCCTCAGGTTAGCGCCCCTCAGGTTAGCGCCCCTCGGGTCAGCGCCCGACAGGTTAGCGTCCGACAGGTTAGCGTCCGACAGGTTAGCGCCCAGCAGTACGGGGATTTCACGTGACGTACCGTCTAAGAATTTGATTAACATATTATTTCTCCTATCCTACGTAAAAATAAATTCGGCCATCGTCGCCGCGGAAAATGTCATGCGCTGCATTGTCGTCCGCTTCGTAGGATGTCCATTCCTCTTCTGTCGTGTCCGGAGATAGATCCGCCTCCCGAACGGAGGCGGAGACCCATTGAATGCACAAAGCGTTCAACGCTTCGTTAGACCACGTGCTGAATTCATCCGCCTCCGAGAATCCGGCAGACTTCGCGAGTGCCTTGAACGCTTCGCGCTGTTCCGCGGTCGACAGTAAGGGGTAATCCTCGCTGTCGTCGTTGGCTGCGCGCCAAGTGTCAGGACCAGCATCGCGGCCAATCTCTGTAACGCTTGCGCTGTAGTCCGTTGGAGCGGCATTGTTGAAAAATTCTGTGATGTCGAGTTCCATGTGTGCGGCTCCTAGTTCGAAAAGATCGCGACGTTGCCGTTGCTCATTTCAATTTTGTAGATATCGCCGCCGAGCACCATGTCGCGGGCGAAGGCTGCGCAATCGAAATAGTTACGCAGGTTCTCCGGCATTGAATCGAGCATGCCGGAATTATCTATGTAGTCCTCCGCGTATTTTTCGACGCTCTCCCATTCGCCGCTGTAGTGGTCGCGGAAATCGTCCGGGTCCGGCAAGTCTACGCCGCAATGCCCTGTATACAGCGCGTACGCTTCGCCATGCTCGGCGATTAGCTCTGCAGCTTTGGCCACATCGGCGAATGATGTTGACTCACCAACCAGACCATAGAAACCTTCATGGTCGTGGATGGCCCATTCCTCGGCGCTCGAAACTTTGGTAGTTCCGTTGCATGTATCACATTCCAGGTTGTCCAAGTCTGACGGATGCTGTATATCGCAGTCGGGACAATCCACCATCACGTTCGGATGCTTGGACGTGCGCAGTAGCACGTTCACTTCGTCTTGAATGTCCTCGGCTGATTTGCCGTCGCAATCGATCCATGCGCCGTGCATCTCGCCGTTGTTGTAGTCCGCGAGGACTGCAACGTAAATTCTTGTGTCATCGCTCATTTGTCTATTTTCCTATGTGTGTCTATCGAAGTGTTCAACGTGGACGCTTACCAATGTATCGATGGCGGAGTGCAGCGAGCTTACCGCGATGTGCGCCGCGTAGGCGCCGGAGGCAATCGCGATTAGCAAGCAGAAAACAAGGGTTTTCATGACTGCGCCTTGAGTATTGCGCGTTCTTCTTGGCGGGCGAAATCGTCATAGTCGCATGCGCAAGCTAATGCGAATTCGCGCAATCTGTCATTACTGGTGGCGCCCGCGGCTCGCAGGTACCGCTCGCTCATTGCACGGTAATGCGCAACCATTCGGCGTTGCGGGAAAAGGGGATTGATGTCGAGTTCCACGTGTTCATTTTCCTGTGTGTGTGTCTATCGAGGTGTTCAACGTGTACCAAGACTGATGCATCCGTCGTGCCAACAGCCATTTGTGGATACCGGACGGCTGTTTTGGTGATTTGCTGTTTTAGCGCTTACCATAAAATGTGACTGCTGCATTGCGGTGACAAAGTTTGTCAGGCCAAAGTAGTCGTTTTTTGTCACCGCAATGCATCAAACTATCTGCCCTAAGCTGCGTAGACGCTTAAGCAGGTAACCTTCGCGAGTGTTCTCAGCGATGGTTACGACGTTAACATTGCTTAGGGCATAACCGCCTTGGTCCCACATACGGGCTAATACCAAGCGCTCTCCTAAAACCTTCCTGTGCCAATGCGGAGCCCATATCCGCGACCATTGCTCGAAGGTAAGTTCCCAAGGTATGCGCCTTGCTGCGGCTCCTCCGCGTGCGCTTATGAAGCTGGCATGCATATCGGTTGACGGTGTAGTGGTCCAAGTCATGTGTTTTTAACCCCCCGGTTGTGGGTTTGTGGAGTACACCACACTAGTTGCTCGGCCGTAAAGTATTTTCGCCCTTCTTGTTAATAATATAATTTAACACTGCGAACTACTGTATAAAACTGTATGGCACGATTCTCTTTTTAGTGCATTAATGTTAAATGGCACGATTATTGCGGTTTCACGTGGCTATTTGACTTATGCTGAAATTAAGGTTGTGGGCGCTCGGCTGGTCACTGGTTACGCTAGGTACGCTTCGACGCATAAAGTAAGTCGCACGGCTTAGTTGGTATATTTTCTGTGGGACAATATCTATCTTTAAGAGTAACAAGAGTAACAAGAGTAACCATAGGTACTATTCTCCGGGGAAAAGCAAGTTACGCTTTGCGTTACGCATGGCAGCCAAAATGGTTAAGTGTAACCGAACTGTTAAATAGCCCAGGGCAAATGGCATATCGACCATTCAGCCACGCGCTAGCCACGAATAGCCTAGGACGCACGGAGAAGCCCTAGGAGCCCCTCTAGCCCTTAGGGGCATGCCTTGGGCTAGAGGCGCATGATCGCCGGGCTGCGGGGCGCTGAACGTGCGGTGGGCTGCGATAGGCGTGCTATTTAGGCTGACGGGGTAGGGGTACGGGGGAGAGGCCCTTTGCTGAGGCTCATCGCTGGCGGCGATGGGGGCGCTAGGTTCAAGGCGATGCGAGGGACCCAAACAGGTACTTGCATTCAGGTACCCGCCGGATGGTTGACGGCCCCACCCTCCGGGGGTATAACCCTCTTTAGCCGCTCAATCGTTCGAATCAAGAGGCCGGGGGCCTACCAAACCATGCGCACTTCGTACCTAATCACCCTGGCGTTCATCGCAACCTTTGGTGCAGGATTCGTCTTGGCACATTACATCACGCGGCCAGTTAACGTATTCGTGCCAATCCCCATCACGGTAAACTGTACGCACGGGACCATCACCTAATGATTCCGGCTAAAGGCTCCTATGTCTATACCCTCTTATTGGCTCTGGACCGCTTTGCTGCGGCCATTCTGTTCAACCGTGCGGACATCACGATATCGTCTCTATGCTGGGTGGCACGGAATATGCTCACCACTCCGCCCGACCCAATAGCCGCAGCGGCATCCGCAATTCTCAAATTCGCACCGTGGCAAGTCTGGTTCTTGACCCATACAGCCACCGCCCTAGAGTTCCTCCAAGCGGGCCATTGCGCCGAGGCACGGCAGACGGATATCGAGACGGCAGACACGACTGAGGCGCTGCTACGTGGCCATACGTAACTCTTCGAAACAGACACTATTCCGTAACGCCGATAGCCTGGCACGCGAGCACACAGATCGTGCCATCTCGACACTGGCCGAAGTTATGGACGATCCGTTCGCGGAGAATCGCGACCGGCTACGAGCCGCAGAATCATTACTGGATAGAGGCCATGGCAAGGCAGCGCAAGCCATCATTGCGGTGCCGGCCAACCGACAGCAGGCCGCCTTGCTGGCAGCCATGAGCGATGATGAACTTATGACGATCTTGGCGTCTACCCAGTTGCCGCGCCTTACGCAAGATGAAGCAGATGTACTCTCAGATCCTCTATTGGCATGAGCGCCCAAGCAGATCCGCAGCACGTAGCCACTGAACTGCTACGCAGACAGCGTGCCCGTGCGAGCTTGGTGGAATTCTCGCAAGCCATTGAGATACCCGGCGTCCCGATGGTTGACATCGTTGACGAGGAGGACGAAGAAGGGAAACTCAAGAATCGTTTCGAAACACAGGCAGTAACATATACGCCTGTAGAATCGCGCATAGCGCTTCATCACCTACTAATGATGCGGGCTATACAGCGTTGCATAGAAACACCAAGAGGACGGCTAATTCTGGCCGCGCCACCCGGTTCAGCCAAGTCCACGTATGCAAGCGTCATAGCGCCAGCGTGGGCTATGGGACGCAAGAAGAACACGCAGATAATCCTAGCATCCTACGGAACATCCATAGCCGCGAAGCAATCACGCAAGGTTCGTTCTATTTGCAGAGACAAGCGGTATACATCGCTGTGGGCGGAGAAGCCTACACTGCTAGACGACCAGCGAGCGGTAGACGACTGGCAGTTATCGAACGGATCTTCCATGATGGCAGCGGGCTTACTTGCAGGGATCACCGGCAATCGTGCGGACGGTATTATTATCGATGACCCCTGCGCTAATAGAGAACAGGCGGACTCCGCTACGATTCGTGAGAAAACATATAGCGAGTACATAGACACCGCTATGACTCGCGCCAAGCCCAAGATGTGGGCAATCATAATCATGACACGATGGCACGAAGAAGATTTGGCAGGTGCTATCCTACCGGCAGACTACAACGGGGAAAGCGGAATGATCCCGTGCCGCGACGGCCAGACTTGGGAAGTACTCAGCATACCTGCTGAGGCGGAGCAGGAGGACGACCCCTTGGGCCGCAAGCCCGGAGAGTTCTTGTGGCCGGAGCATTGGCCGCGTGAACACTGGTCAACATGGAGGGACAACCCGCGTGCGGCTCGTACATGGTCGGCGCTGTATCAGCAGCGGCCTGCACCGTTCTCTGGTGTACACTTCTCCCGCGAGATGTTCAAGCGCTTCGACCTAGACCGCCCGCGCGAGGACGTATGACCTTAAACCTGTACAACCCCGACGACCTTACTGCACTGCCGTCCTCCCTGCGCGTGTACGGGGCCTCGGACTATGCCACTATGGAGGCACGTGCCGGCAAGCGGGAACCGGACTTCACCGAGCACGGCATCTGGGGTGTGGACCGTAATGGTGACTTGTGGGCTATGGATTGGTGGAGCGGGCAGACGGAGACGGATAAGAGCATAGCGCAGTTTCTGCGACTGGTAGGACTGTACAAGCCTATCAAGTGGTTCCATGAAGGGGGATTGATCGACAAGGCCATCGGCCCAGCTATCCGCTCAGAGATGCGCCGTAGTCAGAAGTTCACATCCCTCGAAGCACTGCCATCATTGCAGGATAAAGCGATCAAGTTGCAGTCCTTCCATTCACGCGCTACTGCCGGCACAGTGCACATACCCATCCGTCGCAAATGGGCAGAGGATCTAATCGAACAGCTTGTCAAGTTTCCCGCCGGGCGGTGGGACGATAAGGCGGACGTTTGCGGACTTATCGGGCGAGGCGTGGACTTAATGTTTGACGCCAGCCTCCCAATGGTGGAAACTAAGCCGACTCTGATCCCGTTCACGGGAGCCTGGTTAGAACACGGTACCAATGATGACAAGCCCAAAGTGAGGTTCTTTAGCTAATGCGACACTATCGCCCCGGCATGGCACCAGTTATTACCGACGAACCGGACGCACCTGCGCCCGTCACTTCTATCGTCGCGCCGTTGGCCTCAATTGAGGCTGCAATGGCAGCGGCTATTGCACGACAAGCGGCGGCTGACGCTGCGAGGGAGGCCGCTAAGCCTGAAATCATCGCAAACCCTACCCCAAGCCCGGTTGTTACTATGACTGGGCAGAACATGCAGCCATCTCTAAACATCCAGCCTACATTGCTTGGCGTAAAGGGTTAACGGCATGGCAACGTCTGGCGCATCTGGTAGCAGTCCTGGTGGCGTAGCAGGTATCCAATCGGACCCGCGACAAGCAGCCAATGGCGGCATGGATGGGGATGACCTAGAGGAAGATCCCAAGAATGAAGAAGATGAACGTAAGGAAGAAGCACTAGCCCGCAAGCTTTGGCAGTGCTACGACAATGCTCGTAAGTTTGACGAGAACTTCCGTAAGCAAGTTGCTATCGACCGGCGCTACGCGGCGGGCACATCTGATTTGGCTTGGGCGGTATCGACTAATCTTATCGGTGCCTTCATCGATGTTTTAGTCGCGTTACTCTACGCACGCAACCCCGATGTATCAGTAACGAAGTCGCCGCAGGTTGACGAAGACGGCACGCGGGATATGGAAGTCTTCGCCCGCACGCTAGAGATTGTAATATCTGCGCTATGGAAGAAAGGCAAGATGAAGCAAGCTGCGCGCAAAGGCGTGCGCTCAGTGCTCAGCAATGCCGAAGGTTGGTTTAAGTGCATGATGGTTTCCGAGAAGGAACCGCAGCCGGAAGTGGAGACGGCGCTTAATGATGCGAAGGAAACCATCTCCCGCTTGCAAGCGCAACAGAAGTTGCTAGAAGATCCGCAAGATAGCGATCCTGAGACTATGGAAGCGGAGATGGAGGAGAAGCAGGCACTTGTTGAGGAACTGCAATCAAAGCTTGAACTTGCCGTCAATAAGATGTTCGTCATTGACTACGTTGCAACCGAGCGCATGCAGGTTTCCACCGATATCTCAAGCATTTCTGATTACCTTGAAGCCGACTGGATCGGTAACGAGATGTACTTCACAAAAGAAGACACGATGGCGCGTTTCCCTCGGCTAGATGCGGAAGACGTTAAGAGCGCGAAGATTTATTACCAGCGTCCGCCGAAAGAAATGACGACGCGAGACATTGATAACGTATTGCCGCAGGGAATGCTGACGGCGGAGAGCGCACAGGCGTTCACGACTAGCACATCGTCTGAGGAATCCCCGGCGTTCCTTCGTGTGGTAGAGATTTGGGATCGGCGCGACAAGAAGATTCGAACAATGGTTGACGGCGTTAAGAAATGGGCTAAAGAGCCGTACGCGCCGCCGTACCCTTCAAGCCGGTTCTACCCGTACTTCTACTTTTCGTTCTATGAAGTGGACGGTTCACGCCATGCGCAGTCTCTTTCGTGGCGGTTATACAAGCTTCAAGACGAATATAGTGCTACGCGCTCCAATTTTCGTATTACTCGTGAGCGCAGTATTCCTGGCGTGCTATTCAACGCTACGATGTTGGATGATACGGAAGCTAAGAAGCTAACTGAGTCCAAGCATCAGGAATATACGGCGCTACGTCCTAGCGATCCGACTATCCCTATTGCGAATATGTTCGCGCCTAAACCCGTCCAAGCGATTGATATGAGGCTCTATGACCCGGCACTCATCCTATCCGACATGGAGCGCATATCGGGAGTGCAAGAGGCATTGTCCGCTGCTGTCAACGGACCTGGAAATCCAAAGACCGCCACCGAAGCCAACATCCAGCAGTCTGGTACTGCGGCGCGTACGACCTCGGATAGGGACAACCTAGAGACGATGCTTACCGATATGGCGCAGTACACTGCGGAGCAAGCGCTACAATGTCTTGAGACTAGGGACGTACAACGGATGGCGGGCCCGAAAGCCTTCTGGCCGGCGGGAATGGACATTGAAGACTTATTCACGCTGGTTGAGGTTAAGATCGAAGCCGGCACTACGGGCAAGCCGCGTCAGCAGGTAGACCAGCAGGCGTGGTCTACGATCCTGCCGCTTATCAAGCAGACATTGCAGGAAATCAATCAGGCTATGTCCACCGGCAACATGCCGATGGCTAATTCATTGATCGAACTGGTTAAAGAGACTATGATTCGCTTGGGTGACGAAAGCGATATTGAGCGGTTCATCCCGCGTGTACCGCCGCCAGGCTCACCGGGCGCAGGCGCACCGCCGCCGCCAGTCATGCCGACGATTAGCATTAGCCTTAAGGGCGACTTGCCGCCGGGCGCAGCGGCTGCGCTGGTAGCCCCTGCGGTTACTGCCGATGCAGTTAGCGCAGCACCGCCTAAACCCGCGCCTGGGGCAGCACCGCCACCCGGTCCAGGCCCGGGGCCGACACCAGGCGCACCGCCGCCCGGCGCGGGACCGATGTAGAATGACCCACCAACGAAAGGGAGCCTAAAATGGCCGACGAGTCAGTATTAGACGCAGTTAACTTTGCGCTTGAAAACAATGGAGCATCACCCAGTGAAGAATTGGAGGTTGATAGCGTTATTGAGGATGATTCCGACGCTGATACTTCTAATCCTGAGACGGAAGGCGATACGGGTTCTGTTGAAGGTGACGAAGGCGCTGATAGCGAGCCTGGTGAAGGAGAAGACGGAACTGACACGGGTGAAACTCCTGATGTCAAGGGCGCTGCCCCGGCACGGGAGCGCAATGCGGATGGTACTTTCAAGACCGCCGAGCAAAAAGCTGCTGACAAAGCCACAAGCGAAGCTGCGGCTGGTAAGAAAGTCGCCGATCCGATAAACGACCCGGTTCCGAGGGACCTAAAGCCCGCGACGCAAGAGCGTATCCGCACATTGGTTGCTACCGCCAAGGAAGTGACGGCGGACCGCGACCGCGTTAAGCAAGACTTTGACTACATGGTCCAAGGCGTGCAAGCTACGGGGGCGTCCCCAGAGCAGTATGGCGAAACCCTTAGCTGGCTGGCGATGTTTAATAGCAACGATCCGACTCAGCAGGAGAAAGCCCTTGAACTGGTTGAAAGCGTTGCAGACCGCCTATCTACTCTACTCGGTAAAGAGCGCAATGTGGGCGATCCGCTTAGCGCACATGCTGATCTGAAGGATGCAGTAGCGCGCGGGCAGGTTACGGCTAAGTACGCATCAGAAATTGCCAGGACACGTAACTCTCAGCAGTTTCGCGGGCAGTTGACGGCGCATAGCCAGCAGCAGACTCAACAGGCGCAGGCGCAGGCCCATGAGCTTGGTACCGCTCGCAATGATCTTACGACGTTGGAGAATACGCTCCAGGCGACTGATCCGCAGTATGCGACTAAGAAGTCAATCCTGGTGGCAGCCCTCAAGCCAGTCTTTGCGTCTATCCCACCTTCCCAGTGGAAATCGAAGTTCGAAGAGGCTTACCGCAACCTGAAGGTTCCGGGCGGCGCTAAACCAGCGGTTAGGGCCGCAGTGCCCGCCAACCAGCCCATGCGCGCAGGCAAGCAGCCGGCGGGTGGACAAGCAAGGCAGGCTGGCAGTATGCTAGAGGCAGTATCAGGAGCCCTCGCGGGCATGAAGGGGTAATCAGTGGCTCACGTATCCGTTATGGTGCCTGAAGGGCATACAATCCAGATCCACCCTCCGGGGCACGTGTCACCGGCTGGTGAAGGCATGATTCACGATCCGGCGCATGCCGGAGCGCTGGCGGCGATGAACGCCGCCATGCCGCTCCCCAACGAGCAGGCATTGACTCCGAAGGATGCTGAGCAGCCTAAGCGTAAGGCAAAGCCCAAGAGCGATAAGAAGGAAGTCGAGAAGCCGAGCGGAGAGCCTAGGGCTAAGGGCAAGAAGTAGCAGTTGACTTCTTTCTTTTAAATAGTTAACCTACGGGGTATGAAAACCCCAGACGAAAAACGCGAATACATGCGCCGGTATATGGCAGAGCGCCGGCTTGACCCAGTGCAGGGCGAGAAGAACCGCGAAGCTTCCCGCAAGTGGCGAGCAGCTAATCGGGAGAAGGGAAACACCATTGCTAAGGCCTGGCGAGATAGAAATCCAGAGCGTGTAAAAGAGCTAAACCGCGCATGGTGCGAGAAGAACGCACGGTACAAAGCAGAGTACCAAAAAGCCGAGTATCGGCGTGTTAGACGGTCAACGCATCTAGGTAAGAAATTCGGTCTAACAGAAGAACAATACGAAGCAAGAGCACTTGCGCAGGGCGGGCACTGCGCGCTATGCTCCTATCCTGATATACCAGAAAAAAGACTTGCCGTAGACCATTGCCACAAGACGGGGGCAGTACGCATGTTGCTATGTGCTGATTGCAACCGTGGACTAGGACTATTTAAGGATGACCCTAAGTTGTTGCGAGATGCAGCAGCCTATGTAGAAGCGCACCAGTTGACAAGTACTGATTTGTTGGCATAGACTTTGCAGCACTGATGGCTGCATGTCGTGATTTAGTAGGTTTCGGCACCCTGCAAACTCCAAACGGCCTCTTGGGAAGAACCCTTTGTGTTTTTCTTATATGAGGTATTTGCAGCCATTCCTTTTACAAACGAACAACTCTCGTATGCCGGCAACGCCGCGATCAATTTTTTCTTAAGAAATGATCCGGTGGACCAGATCAACATTAATAGACCGCTTATTAAGAAGCTGATGGAAGGTAAAAAGCCTTACGTCGGCGGTCTCCAGTATGTTGTGGAGCAGCTGAGATATTCCAACGATTCAAACTTTCAGTCTTACTTCGGCGATACCCAGGTCACCTACAACCGCAAGCGCACTTTGCAACAGGCGAAGTACACTTGGGGAAGCTTCCATGACGGTTTCGGTCTGAACGAAGACGAACTGGCGCAGAACGGCATTGTCATGACGGACGACAAGTCGAGCGTTCCGAGCGAAGCTGAGAAGGTGCAACTCACTAATTTGCTTCAAGAAAATAGTGAAACACTAAAATTGGGCTTTCAGGAAAACTTTGACTACATGCTGCACCGCGACGGTACGCACAGTACGACTGACATTCCGGGCCTTGACCTTCTGGTTTCCACGACTCCGACAGCCCCTCAGGTTGTGGGTGGTCTTGACCAGTCTGTCTATACCTGGTGGCAGAATACGGCGATTACGGGCATCAGCACCGCGACCGCTGGCACCTTGACCCAGCAAATGGAAATTGCATGGCGCGATGCGACTCGTTACGGTGGGTTCGCTCCTGACTACATCCTGGTTGGTGAAGCGTTCTTGGATGCCTACCGCTTGGATGCGAAGCAGACGATCAACCGCACTGTGTACATGAAAGACGATGCGAAGCCGACGGATCTTGATACGGCAGTTGGTGAGGGCACCAAGACGGGCTTGTACTTCAAGAATGTTGAATTGATTTGGGACCCGGTGTTCACGGTCCTCGATACTCTCGACAGTCCGGCAATCACCTGGCAGAAGCGTTGCTACTTCTTGAACTCACGGTTCCTGAAGTTGCGTCCGATCCAGGGTCATTGGATGATCAACCGCACGCCTCCGCGCGTGTACGATCGCTATGTTCACTACTTCGCGCTTACGGCGAAAGCAGCACTGACGACTGGCAAGCGAAACGCTCATGCCGTCCTCAGCATCGCCTAAGCCAAAGGAATAGGAGAAAATTTATGCAAGTTCTTAGTGTTACCAACATGCCGATTTATCTGCCGTATGACTCGGCACCGATCCCTTTCGGCGACCCGTACTCAGACGTTACTGCAACTGCGGCAGCGCCTGGCATCTTCACGGTTCCGGGGTACAACGCTCCGGTAGCGGGGGACGCGGTATGCTTCTCCTTCCAGGCTGGCGGATCGCTTCCGGCTCCCTTGACTGTCATCGGCGGTACGGTAACGAACGCGGGCCTTAACAGTGCGACCATCTACTATGTAGTGGCCCCCATTGTTAATAACACGTTTGCGGTCTCCGCCACGAAGGGTGGCGCTGCGATTACTACGACCACGACTGGTTCGTTGTTCACCATCCACTTGCTCTCTGGACAGGTTGACGGTGCGCCGATCCCCTTCGAAGTCGGGTATTCGGCGGTGTGCATGAACCTGACGGCAGGTTCGCTGGTGCTCCAAGGTGCTCCGGATCTTAACGACTTGCCGGCGGCCTACGCTGGTGGCCAGTACGGTAATCCGAAGGGCCCAGGCACCTATGTGACCCTGGCGACGGTTCCGGCGGGCAGTGCACAGGTTGTGCAGTTGAGCCAAAGCTGGATTCGTGTGTCAACTGCTGCTACCCTTGTGTTGCTCCAGAACTAGGAGTTCCACACAAAGGTCGCAACTATGCGATATGTAAGAGTGATGATTAAGCGGGACACGCAGACGACTCACAATCGGGCTGTCCCGCCTTGGGAAGTTCCCGTTCTCGAATACCTGTTCGAGGACGGGAATGTCACGGTAACAGAAGTCTATGACGAAGTAGCCGATGGTGAATATCCTGATCCCGGTCAGGAGTTCCACCGGTTGACACAGCGGTACGGGCAAGACTTGGATAGCAAGCTTCCCTACGTAGCTTTGGTGTATGGTAACGCCAGTGTCGGCGTTCGTGCGCTGAATAAGGCGATTTTAGAAGCGAAAGCTGAGGACGAAGCAGCAGAATCGGTGGCTAAGCCCGCGCCGGTTGTAGTTGCGGCAGTCAAAGGCAAGCGGAAGGCCGCTGCCGATAGCCTAATGGGTTGAGTGGGGCTCCTATCGTGGTTACACGATAGTTCGGGGTCCGGAGCAGTCCGGACCCTCTTTTGAGGGGTAAAACGTGGCAGGTAACGGCGATCTTCAGAATCCGCTAGCCTGGAATAACACGGCTTCCACAATCAGTACTGGCACGGTGGCACCACCGACCGCCAAAGGCAATCCAGACGACTACATAGGGCTTAAGGACCCAGACAGTATCTCAGGGCTAGTAGCCTGGAATGTCACGGCTCCGACCATTAGCGTAGGCACCGTGACGGCTACGCATGGGCATGGCGACGTAGGCGACGTATACGGTAGCCCGGATTTAAGTACGCAAGATCCCAGCGTCTCAGGGCTCATGGCTTGGAGCACCAACACCCCGACTATAGGCGTTGGCACGGTATCCCATCCCGGCGGGCACGGCGACGTTGGCGACGTAGCCACCAGCCCTGAGTTCACCCACATAGACCCAGTCGCTTCAGGACTGGTTGCCTGGAACGTCAACGCTCCAACAATCGGTGTAGGGACTGTGGCAGCGGCTACAGGTAGGGGGGATGTAGTTGGGGACTACGGCAATATCGAAGCCGGTGCGTACTTCATAAACACGTGGAACGCCAGTGCACCGACAATCGGCACGGGGACGGTGACTTTGACTACCGGGCACGGGGATGTCACGAACCCCTACGCTTGGGAAGATGCCGTATTCTATTTGACCAGCCGGATATACCCTTTGCTGGTAATCGAGCAATTCACAAGTGGCGGATTGATGCGCTACGCGCCTCAATACCAAGAGACGGAACACGTACAAAGCATTGGAGCGTTCCTGGCGGGGACGCTGAATGCTTCGCTGATATCGTATACCTTCTGGCCAGAAGAGAACATAACGAGCGGTCCCGGCGCGTTTATCAGCGGGACGCTAGTGTCTGGGTACCAGGCATACACGTTCTGGCCCAACGAGCACGTAACGAGCGGTCCGGGGGCTTTCCTTGGAGGAACCCTGGCATTGGGGTATATTGCTTATACATTCTGGCCCAATGAGCACATAACAAGTGGTCCGGGCGCGTTTCTTGGAGGAACCTTGGTATGATTCTTATCCCGAAGTACAAAGACTTGATCCTGCCGCTTGAGATACCGAAGACACGGTTGGCGGGCATGTACAAGATTGAAGCTATCGGCTTGGACGGTAGGAAGCGGGTACTGGCTGATTGGTTCCCCAATCTCATAACCACGAACGGTGGAGAACTTATCGCTACAACCGGTGGTGCGCTAAGTTGGTGCGCTGTCGGTTCAGGCAACGCAACTCCAGCATTAGGCAACACGACGTTGCAAACATTCGTAGCGGGAACAAGTAACATAGTAAGTCAAACGACAACCGCTCAGTCAAGCGCACCGTATTACAGTACCTTCACTGCCACATACCGCTTTGCAACGGGAACCGCAGCGGGCAACCTATCTGAGGTTGGGGTAGGACCTAACACATCAGGGACCAATCTATTCAGTCGTGCACTCATTTTGGATAGCGTTGGCAGTCCGACTACAATAACCGTGCTGTCAACGGAGGTGCTAGATGTAACATACCAGATACGGAACTATGTTCCGACCGCAGACGTTACGGGGTCGGTTACGATAGCTTCGGTGTCTTACGCTTATACACTACGCGCCCAAAACGCTACTAATAGTAACTGGGCATATACAGGTACAAATACGCTCAGCAGCACGCCGCAAAGCGTGGTGTACAATGGTTCCATAGCAGCAGTTACAGGTTCGCCGTCGGGAGCCACTGGCGGGGGGCCGAACGGTACGTATAGCAGCTATTCAGCGGGATCGCGCACCGCCGTAGCCAACTATGCTTTTGCCATTACTGACGGTAACGTTGCGGGCGGCATCTCCGCCATATCCTTTATATTCAACGGAATGGCGTACTATCAAGTCGGGGTCAGTCCGAGCATACCTAAAGATTCTACGAAAACCATGACCCTGAGCGCTAGCACCAGTTGGAACATAAACGTACCGTAATGCTACCAGGCAATGTGCTATCAACAACTCCGGAACCAGCGGTATTCCTGCTGCCACGTACCGGCATACGGTTTTCCGCAGCTTCCGGCCTGAGCGATATCTCCTTTGGGGGTATCGCGCTGGGCGATCCAAGTGCAGGTATTATTTATCAGCTATGGACGGCCTTCATACAGAACGGAAGCATATGGCTATCCGCGCCCAATACTCCGCCGTTTGTCCTGCTACCCGGTGTCGGCGCTGTTTGGGTAGCCCTAGCGTTTGACCAGAATGCACGTGTATTCGTGGCATACTCATTGGCCAATGGCTCTTCGTTCTATTATTGGTACGATTCCTTGGTGTCGGGATACGTGACTTCTGCCCTACCTGGATTCGTCCCGCGTGTTTTCGCAGCGCTTGACGACGTGCGTCCGGCAGAAGCTAGCTCGGCGGATGTGATTCTGGCATATGTCCGAGCTGGCGAGTTGTACTTCCGCGCTCAGCGCGACCGTTTTGAGGTAGAGTACGATTTAGGTCCGTCTCCTGCTACACTAGTGCAGATTGGCATGAATCACGGTAACCGCTTTCAATTTGCCTTCCAGAACGTGCAAGGGAGCCATTCCGTACCGCCAGCAGAGTTTAGTCCAGGAGCCATCTAATGCCGATTATCGACGTTCCCGCACCGACAAATGCAGACGGCCGCTACTATTGGTTCGGTAGCGCTTCTGGGGTGACTGGCGGGCAAATAAACTTCGTCGGTGATTTAACACTTCTGACTGGCAATGCGGCGCTTACCTGGACGGTGCTACAGCGCTCAGGCGACGGTAGCTATCCGGTTGTTACATATTCCACGGACGGCGGTACTACTTTACATAGTGCTCAAGTCGGGAGCGAAGGCACACCGCAGGAAGTCATCAATGAGAGCGGGGATATCGTCGTATCCCTGACGGCGGCGACGGGTTTTATCGTCAACGTTACGACTGCGGGCGGAGCGCCGATAACCGGCGCTAAGCAGTGGATTCTAGCGATTGCCATCACGCGCAATACCAATGAGACGTTGGCTTGGGACACTCCTAATCCTTTTGATCCAGTAAATTACAATGCCCAGCGCTTAGACTTCTCCGGATACCCCTCGGCGACATTGCTGGCATTGCGCACCCGGATGATAAACCGCCTTGGGTTCAAGACGCTGCTAAATGAAGTTCCGGGGCTGACGCTACTTCAGATGCAGACCTACCTCATGCAACGCTTGGGGTTCTCCAACCAGGCGGCTAACCCGCCTCCCGGCATGGCTGCATTGCTGACATCGATTATCAATGAGGCACAGCAGGGGCTATACCGCAGGTACGCGCAGGATACCTATATAGACGCAGCACCGCCCCTACTGGTCAACCCCACGGATACCTTGACGCTTGACAATCTGGCGGTACAGTTACTGGCTACTGCTACGGGTAAGGCGCATTACGGTCAGAAGGACGCCAGCATCATAGGCAACCAGTTTGAGAACTACCTAGCAGAACTGAAGGTACGCTTTCCGCCGAACCTGGTTAACATCCTGAATGACTTCTTGACCAGCGCTCAGACCTACCTTTATCGGCGATACACCGCGCTCCATACGCGCAGGTTCTTCCGGTGGAAGGTCATACCGGGCCAGCGGTTCTATTCCCTCAAAGACAACGATGAGGACATCTTGGGGGCCTTCCATCTTGACCCGGCTAAGAAAATTGAATGGGTAGGCATCCAAGATACGCGCAATGTCTGGTATCCGCTTATCCAGGGCATACCGCCGCAACTCTATACGATGATCACGAAGCCTTGGAGGCCAGCACGATATGACATCCGACAGGCAATCGAGCTTTACCCCGCTCCCGACCAGACCTATTGGCTGTGGATGCGCGCGCACTTTGGATTGCTTGCTTTTAGCGCGGATACCGATACAACGACTATCGATAGTGAACTGGTGTTTCTGCATGCGCTTGCAAACGCAAAATCCCACTTCAAGCAGCCAGACGCCAATAACATAGAGGCGCAGGCTAACGCCTACCGCGCTGAGTTGATTGCTGGCACGCACCAGACGGCACATTACATCCCTGGAACGATAGCGGTGCCACCAGCCGTTCGTCCAACCCTGATTCAGTTCGACGCTAATCAGGGGGCATAGTGCGTCCAGTTGCGCTGTCCGTCCTGACTGCTGGTATCTCCAGGCTCCGTGTTAAAGGCGGGGCTAGCAACCAGCAGTTGTATGATTTGGTTAACGCTTACGTGACGCAGGCAGGTTCTATCGTGCCTAGAGAAGGCACAATACGGTCGCAGACGCTTGACGGAACTACCGTTGGTCTCGCCGCCATGAACGGCATATTCCAGGTATTTTCTAACACCTTCGTCACTGTGCCCGCCGGGTACAACGATAACGTACTGGTTAACCCGGTAAACCCAGCGCTAGCAGTTACGAAGATATGGTTTGCCAAGCCATTCTTGGGGTTCCTATATGTCGTAGCGCAATTCAGCGACGGCAGCATCTACCACTACTGGCTACAGAGCACGGGAGTATGGACCGCTAACACGGTGTATTTCAACAGTAGCATCGTTACCCCTACACCGGCTAACGGACTGGCATACCAAGCAACGCGAAACTTTCCAGTCAACTCTACATGGTCTCCGCAGTCGGTAATCACGCTTAACCAGTACGTAGAGCCGACGGCATATACAGGATTCGCATACAGGGCGGTAGCGGTAGCGGGGGCTACGCCACACACCGGAAGCACTGAACCGGTATGGCCTATTGTAGCTGGCGGCACGATAGAGGAATTTGGCGATTTCGATACATCATCGACGGATGCAGGGACTACGCAATCTACGAATACCTCTACGGGAGCGCAACCGCTTGGATCTAATATCACGGATAGGTACGGAAACTCTGCGACCATATCAGGCAGTGGCACTTCGTCAGGATCGGCTACGACTGCGGTAGTAGCCCAGACGACAGTGACCGTGTGGGCACCAGGGACGCTGTACGCCCCCGGTGCTGTCGTTCAGCCGAGCACTAGTCAGGGCGCGTTTATAAACGCCATCCCGAACGGTGATTTTGAGAACGGTAACGACGGTAACTGGGTGCTGAGTGCCGGTGTCGCGTATAATACCGCTCAGCAGTACCAAGGCAATGAATGCCTTATAATGACTGCGACTAATAACGTAGTTACGGCTACGATGTTCAATTTCGGTGTAGTCACTCCGGGGCAGAGCGTAACGGCTAGTGCCTATGTCAATCCGAATAACGTCGGCGCAGACTTGTCCATGTATGTCAGCCTCCGCTGGTATAACAGTAGCGACACGTTCATAAGCCAAACAGACGGACCAATAAACCAAGGTGGGGGTTACCGTCCTACGCACGTAACCGGCACGGCTCCTGCGACTGCGGCGCATGTCAGGGTGCGAATCAATGCGGGTAACGGCACTAGCGCACGGCAAGGTGCAGTGGATCTTGTGACTTGGAGTCTTGAGCAACCTGCCGCTATCAGCAACTTCATCTATGAAGCGGTGCAAGCGGCGGCTGCCAGTTCAGCGTCTACCGAGCCTGCATGGCCTACGGTAGCCGGCGGTACGGTTATTGACGGTGGAGTTACCTGGGAAGCTATCGGAACCTCCATTATCAACTGGCAAGCCATCCCCCTCATGAAGTCGGGTGCTACGCAGCCGACCTTCCCTACAACGATAGGGGTAGCGGTTAACGATCCTAGTACGTTCACTGACCTGAACGGCGCGGTAATCAATACCAGCATGTCCTGGGTAGCCATTGACAGGCACATAGCCGATATAAACGATCCCAATACTAAGGCCGTGGCGCTGGTAGCTTCGCACATCTTCGCGGCTAATAAGGACATCGTTTCGTACTCTGCTGCGGTAGATCCAACCGACTGGACTAGCGCCAATAACGCGGGATACCTACCTACAGGGCTAAATAACTATGGGGACAATCCGGTAGCCGTGCTGGCGCTCTACCGTTCTAATCTGGTTGTCTTCAATGCTGGTGGCTACCAGATGTGGCAGGTAGACCCAGACCCAGCCAACATGGCTCTTTTGGATGCGCAGCCCGTCGGTTCGATCTACACTCGCGCCGCGCAGTCGGTTTCGAACGACTTGCTGTTTTTGACCGAAGTTGGGGTAAGGAATCTTGGCACGGTAGGCGCAACCGCTAATATGCAGATAGGGTCTTCTGGGCAGGCTATAGACCCGCTGGTTAAGGCGCAGTTGCAGGCAGGCACCTACGACCCTCTTTCGCTCTACTATCCCGGTAGGGGGCAGTATTGGCTTATCTTCGGGCCGCAAGCTTTCGTCTTCACGGTTAACGGCGATGGCCTGCGCACGTGGAGCCGCTATGTATTTCCCGATGTGATCACGGATTGGACCCTTAACGGAGCAACGCTATACTTGCGTAGCGCCGGTAACCTAGTATGGCAGTTTGACGCCAATACTCACGTTGACGACTTCGGGGGCGCGAACGTTGGATTTAAAGGGGTCGTTCAGTGGCCCTATCTGGATCTTGACACGATTGGTATTAACAAAATGCTGGTTGGCATTGACCTTATTGGCATAGGCGATGTCAGTATTCAAGTAGGGTTCCTTCAGACTGACCTTACTACATTCAGCGATAACGCAGGGTTCGCCACATCGCTTAATGTCACCGCACCATACGATGTGCCGATAGGCGATACCGTACCAGGTGAACCGCTGCCAATTCCGATTAACGCTCCTAGCTACTCGCTGATTCTTACGTTCTCAGCTAATCAGGCTTGGGAGTGGGAGGCTGCTAATATGTACCTAACAGAAATGACAGGCGGAGGGGCTACAGGATGACGCTTCAGGTCTATACTAATCCGCTATTACTGGATTTCATCAAAGTATGCATCGACATGCCTCAGGATGAACGCGAACAACTAGAAGCGTTTACCGGGCAGCCTTACGATATCGATGCGGCGGCGGTCGGGAACTTTTCCGCTCCAGGCCCTAAGTGGGTTATCAAGGCGGACGACGTTCCTATCGTTATTGGCGGCTTTGTCCCAGAGCGACCGGGCGTCTACCGGGACTTCATGCTAACAACCCCTACTGCTTGGGGGAAGCATTGGTTTCCGGTAACTCGTATTTGCCGACGGATCATGGACGCTATGCTCATGACTGAGGCGCACCGACTAGAGTGCATCGCACCGCTTCCCAGGCTAACGGCCCGTCCAGCCATCGCGAAATGGTATGGGGTGCTAAATTACCATCAAGAGGGTATCCTGTACGGGTATTGCGCTAACGGGGCGGACGCTGCCATATTTTCGAGGGTTAAACACTGAGCTATGGGAACGGATAATAGTGCTGCGACAGCAGCCGCAGCGTCAGACGCAGCGCGACAACAGCAGATCCAGCAGTCAATTGGCCAGATTACGGACGCCTATTCTTCGCCTGCGCGCCAGCAGCAGTATGCCGATTATGGTAAGAGCCTTAACGATTATTACACTGGCAACGTAAAGGACCAAGAAGCAACGAACGCTCGCAACCTGAAATTCGCTACGGCGCGTAGCGGCCTGACTGGCGGTTCGGCTGCGGTTGACGCTAATACGCAGTTGCAGAAAGACTACACAAAGGGTTTGTTGCAGGCATCTCAGCAGGCGCAGGCCGGGCAGTCGGCATTGCAGCAGTCTGACATAAATTCCAAGAATCAGCTTATCAGCCTCGCGCAGCAGGGCAACTATACCGGCGCGATCCCAACGCAAGTTGCGCAGGCGCAACAGGCGTCCTTGGGCGCAGCGCAGAACTATAACAACGCTAACGCCTTGGGCACACTGTTTGGGGGCACGGCGCAGATTTACAATAACGAGCAGACAGCAGCGGCTAACCGCAAAGCGCAGATAACGCCGATTGGCAGTATCTACGGCGGTAGCGCCAGCACGTCTTCACCTTACGGGTAACCTATGGGTGGTCATAACTTCTTCTCTAAAGTAGCCAGTATCGACCCTATAGCCCAAGCGGTGCACGCGCCCGGCTATAACGATGAGGCTAACTACCAACTGAAGCAGCACATGCCAGGCTCCAACGGTCCTTATTCTGGTGTTACGGCGTCGCTTGCTGGCGCTAATGCAGGCTACGCGGCTGGTGGTCCTGGGGCTAATGCCGATTGGAAGGCCCCGGTTCCCTGGCACCAGGGCGGCATTATGGGTGCTTTGCAGGGGGCTGCTTCTGGTGCCGATCCGCAGCGGGCGATACAGGCGGGACCGGGAGCTTACGGCTTGCCGAATACCGGAACGTCTACAGGACCGGTCGGGCAGTCTGGGTATAATGATACGTCAGCGTCCTACGTCAATGCAGCACGTAACGCGGTTCCTCGCCCGGTAATGACCGGAACGCAGGGCCAGATAGCACCGCCGAGGAGCTTTTAATATGGGAACGAAGTTCTTTAAAGCCCCAGGTAAAATGTCGGCTCCCGGCATGAATATGACATCACGTGCCATAGGCGCAGCGTCATATGCCGGAAAAGGCGCGGCCATCAGCGCTCAGAAAGATTTGGGCGCAGCATCGGCGCTTGGTAAAGTCAAAGCCACGAAAACTACAGGTAACTCGGCATATGCGCCAGGGCCTAAAAAGCTATAGGAATCAGATACTTATATGGGCACAGAGGCTTTTTGGGTTCCGGCAGTGCTTGCAGCAGCAAGCGCAGGGGGTCAGTACGTAAATCAGAAGCAGGCGGCGAATCGGCAGGATACCGCCGAGGCGCAGTCTATCCGCGACCAGCAGGATATCCAGCAGAAGGCCGCAGGAGAAGTAAACTCGCTGACGAAGCAGATAGCCCAGAACAGTCCTAACCAGATTCAGGGTAAGGCTACCGGCGATTACGTTAACCAATTGCGCACCGCTGCGGCCAGCGCCGATAGCAACAAGTCGCCAACCTTCGGCGCTTCGACTTCAGGACTAGCGCCTGTTGCCGGAGCAAGCGGTCGCTATAACGCGGATGTCGGCAAATCGCAGCAGCAGGTACAGGACTACGGTAATACGACCGCTGGCGAGATGGGTGCAATGGACGCAGCGGTACGTCAACGGCAGAATGAGGGGCTTGCTCAGCAGACGCTTGGTACGAATCTTAATACTTTGGGCGCGCAGTCATACACGAAGAGCTTCGTGGATCAACTTAGAGCGCAGGCAGCGGGCGTACAAAATCCTTGGGTAACTCTGGGAACGGGTATGCTAGGCGCGGGGGCTAAGGGCTATTCGGGTGCCGGCGCTGCGGGAAGCGGACTAGTGTCTACCGGCGCAGCAGCCAGTGGTGTAAACTCTACCGGAGCTTATAACGACCTGCTTAACTCAATCTATAAGGTACAGTAAATGGCAGACTCACAAGGGCTATTCGACGCATTGGCCGGTGCTGCGGGCCATCCGATAAACCGCCCCGCGTTAGATAACTTCGTGGCTCAGAGCCAGGCGCGCAACGGTTTAGTATCGGCGCAGACTGATGAAGCTATTGGTAAGGCAAGGGCCGCGCAGGAAGAACAAGCGGCCAAAGGCCAGTTGCAGCAATCCTTGCGGACCATGATGGGTCCTAATAACCAGTCGCAAGCCGATGCTGCTGCAAACGTCATGCTAGCTGGCTTCAGCGATGCCAAAGGCGCTATAACGGCTCTTAACGAGTGGCAACAGAACCAGCAGCGTGCGACGCTTGGAGACCCTAACCAGTTGGGTTCTCCAGCGCAGACAGCCGCACAGCAAGGGCTTCAGGGCAAGATTGCGGAGCCTATTGCAGTACCAAAGGAATATGCCACATTGCCGGGCGCGTACAAACCGGATGTGCAGCAAACGCCGCTCGGACAGGCGGATACCGCAGCGATGAGCGCTAACGCTGGTTTGCATCAGGCGCAGGCTGATGCCGGGGGTTTCAATCCCCATACCGGCGCAAATACCGGCAATCCAGAGCAGGACGCAGCGCTTAATAAGGCAGTAATCGAAGGCCGCCTGGACCCTGCTAAGTTAAACAGTCGCACTGCGCCTATTTTCGCGAGAATGGAGATGGCAACGCCCGGAACCAATTACAACAGGTTGACGGCAGATGCTGCGCTACAACGTAACTCAGGATTCCAGCAGAAGGCTATGGTATTCGAGGCGCTACCTACAATCATGACGCACATGACCGAACTGGGTAAAAAGGTTGGGTATAGTGACTACAGCACAATCGGAAAGATGCAGCAGTTCATGAACGGTCAGCTTAACGATCCTGACTATACTGAGTACATGGCCGTCCGCAACGACGCCTTAATGAACATTGCAAGCGTGATGCGCGGTACGGGCATGTCGGATCAAGCGCACAAAGCAGAAATGGAGGCGGCATCCCCGACGCTATCACCACTAGCCCTAGACGGATGGCTCAAAGGCCAGATGGCGACACTTAAGCCTAGGCTACAGCAGGTTCAGCGTGTAGAGCATCACGGCGACCGTCCTGACACTCCCGTTGGTCAGAATGACACAGGGCAGGGCGATACGGCCACGCCGCAAGCCGCCGCTACCGCACCGCAGAATATCGCAAAACCCATGACCCTTGACGAATACCTGAAATCACGGGGGCACTAATGCCCGTCGTAACGATGCCGGATGGTGCGCAAGTAGAGATGCCGGATGTAATCGATCCGGCACTCGGCGCGCGGCTGCGTTCACTTCACGATACGACACCACACGAAGTTACCGAAGGCCCCCAAGGGTTCCTGAACGGCGTAGCGGAAATCGCCGGTAAAGGCATTGGCAATATCCCCGGCGCTGCGGCACACGGCGTAAAAGACCTTTACAGCCGCATAGCGCACGGTCAAGGTGCGGGACCCTCTGCGCCTACCTTCCCCTTAAGCCCAAATGCCAAGAGTGTGGGTCAGGGCATAGGCGATGCGCTAGGCGCTGCGTCCGCTCCTTACCAACTACCCAAAGCCGCAACGGAAGCTGTTGACCAATACGTAGCGCCAGTAGTTAGTGATGTAGGGGCCATAGCGCCAGTGGCGGGGGCCGTCGGTAATATGACCGGTGCATTTTCCGCCGCAGAAGCAGCGGCTAATGCGCCTGATTGGGCTAGATATGGTTATCGTACTGAGGAAGCGCACCCCATAGCGGCAGGCGCAGCGGGCAGCACTGGCACACAAGCGCTTACACTCCAGCATCAAGGCATAAGCAATACGCTAGCCGGTGCTGAAGCTGGCGTACCGCATGGCACGAAGTTAAGTTATGAGGCACTAGCTAAAGGACAGGAAGCGCCTAACGCTGTTTTCGGTCGTGTCGCTGCGGCGCTACCAGAATCGCCACTAAGCCCGGCGGCCCAATCGATGGTTAGCGCCGTAGGGGACATCGGAAACCGAATAACGAAAGGCACACCGAATGCGCGTGCAAATATCGGCTCCCTCAAAGAGGACTTCTTGGCCCCTGACACTAAGTTCTCCGGGAACCAGATCGTAAATGAAATGCGCGGCTTGCGGCAGGAAGGGTATGCCAATATAGGCTCTGAGGACGTTAGCAATCAGCAGCTAGGTAAGGCGCAGCTTGATATGTCCCGTGCTTTGGAACAGCACGTACGAGATACACTACCCACTACCGCTGACGTATCAATGGACCAACTTGCGGCTGCTCGTACCGCCTTGGCTAAGAATCATGCGGTACAGAGCGCGCTACACGGTTCAAACGTAGATCCCGCAGCCCTTGCGCGGGTTCAGCGTGCGGACCCTGACTTGCTTACCGGCGGCCTCAAGACGGTAGCTGACTTCACTAATGAGCACCCGGCGATATCCAAGCTGGCTAATAGCATTGAGTCACCGCCGAGTTTCCAGAGGGACCTAGGTAAGGCCATAGGCGGAGAACACCAGGACATTACGGGTCGCTTGTTCCGTGCCACCGGCATAGGGGCGGGAGCCCGCCGCGTGCTTACAGGCAATCCGCAGAAGGCTTTGGAGGCTGCGCAACGCGCGCCAGTTACCGGTCTTGGCGATGAGTTCGCGCCTATCGATCAGGGCGCACCGCAACCGCCGCCGGGGCTTACCGCAGGGCCGATGGGTGCACCGCCGCAGGCTCCCGCAGCCAATCCCGGCGATATCCCGCTGGCCGATTTGCTATCGCACGGTGTCGAACAGCCGCCCACTGCGGGACTGTCCTTGGGTCAAGCACCACAACCAACAGGCATTCCGTTTAGCCATAACGCTGAGCACATGGCAGGTGACCTATCACTAGCCGATGAGTCAACGCAAGCCAGTCCGTTCAAAGGGCAGCCCCTGAGTATGAGCGACTTTGCGGGCGTCAAGAGTCAAGGCGTACCAGAAGGCATAATGCAGCGCGCACCGGGCCGCGCGCCGTCGCGACTTAGCGATACCATAGACTTTGAGCCGAACAGCCTGAAGTTGGAGCGGCCCGCTGGCAAGGCATTTGAGCCTATGCAACGCGACCTCCTACAGAACAACGCTTCCGGAGAATCGGCGGCTAGCCTTGAGGCACAAAACCGACCGAAGCTAAACTTGGTCCAGTTCAATGGCGATACTGAAAAGCCGATCCTTAAGGACGTTACCCAAGCGGACATTGAGCCGGACAAAGGCCATGTCATCATAGACCGGGATACCGGTAGGGTTGTCAAAAGTGGCAAGATGGCTCCTAACCTAGTTAAGGGCCTTCTAGCTCGTTGGAAGAACTTCCAAGCCGAACCGAAGGGCGGCCCTTCACTAGCCGACGAGTTCGCGCCCGGTGGTTAAGAAAGTCCAGCTTCCGGTAATCGGCGGTGTCCGCAAGACGATTACAATTCCGGACATAACTCCTGGTACGACTATTGCAGGCTTCGCCGCGCAGACGCTTACCATAGCGCAACTCCGCCAATTGCTGGGTGTCGTTACTCCCCCTCTAGGCGGCGGAAACATCGGTGGTGGCGGTGGTACTGGTGCGGCTATTATCCTAGGGCCGGGGCTGTCAGGCGGCGGTCCCTTAGTTGGGAACGTCCCTATAAACCTAACCGCACCAATACCGGTATTCATCTTTGACGATGGCGGCGGGGATGGTGACGGGGGCTCCGGCCCGCCCGGACAGCGGGGGGCGGACGGTGCAACGGGCAGCCAAGGGCCGGCAGGACCTGCCATCTACCTTTCGGCCAATGACGGTGAAGATGGCTTCATGGCCGTCCCTGGGAACCCCGGCGCTGCTGGTACAAATGGTGCAACCGGAGCGCCCGGTACGGCAGGACCAGCCATATACCTTACTGCTGAGCCCGGTGAGGACGGCTGGAATGCTATCCCTGGGAACCCCGGCGCTGCTGGTACAAATGGTGCAACCGGAGCGCAAGGTCCTGTAGGACCGGCGCTTATGTTTTTCGCCCAGGACGGAGAGGACGGCGCAGCAGGACCGCCGGGCGTTAGCGGAACTGGCGGCGGAGTTACAAGCCCGTTCAACGTTACTCCCGATACCCACTTAGCGCTACCGACTGGGGTAGGGCTTGGTCCTAACGATGAGTTTGAAACAGGTTCCTCTATAGACACCGCTGGCACTAGATATGCAGGGGCTACGCCGTGGACGGCATTTAACGCAGTGACCGGTACAACTACCAATGTCGATTCAGGATCGTTAGTGCTCACCGCCGCTAACGTTACCTTGAGCAATAACGGGTACTCACAACCTATCGTCGGCGCCACCTGGGAATACACCTGCCGGCTTGCCATAACTATGCAAAGCGCCGCGGCTTACGGCATGCTGCTTGCAACGGCGGCAGGCGCTAGCGGGGCTATACTGCAAATTGTCGTATACTCCGGTACTACGGCATATGCCCAACGGTACAACAGTGCTACGTCTTTTAACAGCAATATGGCAAATACCGCCGTATCAGCACAGTTCAACTATTTGCGGGTAGGGTATGACGGAACTAACCTAAACCTTTATGTTAGCACTACCGGCGTAGGGTCAACATTTGTGCTGCTATATTCAGAAACACCTGCCGCTTTTTTGGGCAGCGTACCTACACTTGTGGCAGTTTCAGGAAACATAAACGGCGGCAACGCCGCATCTCAGGGCGTATTTGACTGGTTCAGGCGAACAGCTTAAACTCATGGCAATTGGAGGAATCTTATGGCGCAGAACAAGAAACTGAATATCGCACCGATTGCCGTTACGGCATCCGTCACCAATTTGCTCAATTGCAATGTGACGGCGGTCACAGGGCCGGTAGGGTTCACTATGACCCAGCCGTATCTGCTTATCAAGCATATTCGTGCAGTCAATACGACTGCCGGCGCTCTGACCCTTACGCTCTATAAAGGTGCAACCGGCGCTAGTGCGGCGGGCACCCAGTTCATGTTTGCCGGTACCTCGATTCCTGCCAATTCCTATGTGGACATGTATACGGAAGCACGCTTTGACGCGGTTGACTTCCTGACTGGTATCGGCAGCGCTACCGGCATCACGCTTGATATATCTGCTGAAATCGGAGTCTCAGGCTAATGGCTCTCATGTACGTTACAGAATACGCGGGCTTAGGTACGGACCCAAACGGATCTACGCAGGCGGTAGCTACGCCTCCTCTTGTGGAGCAAACGCCCGTCGCTATTGGCGCTGCGGCGTCTTCCTTGCCGTTCGGGGTTAACACGACCATAGTCCGCATCCACGTCGATGCTATCGCTTCTGTCAACATAAACATTGGCGGAGCGGCTACGACTTCTAGCGGACGGATGGTTGCCGGGCAGACAGAGTACTTCCGCGTGGCTCCTGGGCAGCGGGCTAACGTGATAACTAACACATGACCGGCGATATCGGAGCCATAGGGGCGATAGGCACCCTTGGCATAGAATCACCGATCATCGGTTTCACTTCTGGCGCTGGCGGCGGCTCAGGCCCCGGCACGACTGCTGCGTTGCAATACAACGTAGCGTCTAACTCCATGTACCGCATAAGCACAGGTTTAGGAATAGGGGTAGGATAAATGGCTACGATTACGGTACTTGACTCTACTGGCGCAACGCAAACAGTTGCTAAGGTCGTAAATACCGGCACCGTAGCAGACGCTAACAGCCTTCCTGTTACCCAATCAACCGAAGACAAAGCAGTAGCTACAGCATCAGGCGCATCCCTCGCATCGATTGACGCCAAGACCCCCGCGCTATCAGGAGGAACCGTTCCCGTAAGCGCTGCTGCGCTCCCCCTACCCGCAGGAGCGGCTACGGAAGCTACGCTTGCCGGGATAGGCAACCGCTTCTCTGCTAGCGTCCCTCTAGAAACTACGCAAGCACTACCGATTACCCAAACACCCCAAAAAACTTGGCGCGCTGGATTCGATGCGGCCGTAGCAGCGGGCCCCGACACGACGTACTTCACCGCCATAGCCAACGGATCGGGTATTGCGGTAGCGCAGTCTGGCGGATCGCTCGTTATTACTACGGGAGCCACCGCATATTCTGAAACTATTTTGAGGTCAGTCCCGTCGTGGATGGGCACCAATAAGAGTAGGTATAGCCTGACGCTATCCCAGCGCATCGTTAACTGTGAAGTGTACATCGAACTGGTGGACGTTATTGGTGATGGTCTAACTATCGTCCATACCAGTTCGACTACTGTCGTCGTAACAATACCGAGCAATCCGTTTACTGCTGCTAACGTTGGGCAAAGCGTCTACATCGGCGCTATCTCGGTAGCAGCGAGTTTGAACCAGCGGGCGGCTATTACGTCAATAAGCGGCAACGATGTGACCTTCACGGGCGCGGGCTTCGCAGCTACCGGCACCGGAACATGTTCGCTATTTGGATGGAACTACCACCATGCGTATTACGACGGTACGGTAGCAACGTCGACGAAGTACGGCACTTGCCGCAATGGCTGGGCCTCGGCGGATGTCGCAGTCACCATAAACACAACCGCCACCGGGCATATCGGCGTAGTTACCGCAGAGGCGGGCAAGGGTGCTTACCTCGATCAACTATCAGCATCGTCTACGACGGTGGAGTTAGTGCAGCGTGGGTCTTCGGTTCGCAACGTTCCTGAAGATCAGACGGCGTTACGTTACCAGATCCGGGTGCGCAATCTCGCTACTGCACCGGCATCGACGACTACGGTAACGGTCGGTTTTGTGGAGGCTGATCAGTTTGTTGCGCAGCAGATGTCCCTAATCGGCGTTGAAGCAATGTCCGCTAACCAGGCGTTGCCGGTACAGTTAGTAGGCACGACGGGCACCGTTGGCACTGTTACTACGGTTTCCACCGTCACTGCGGTAACCACATTGGCAAACGGCCAGACGGCGCATTCTGCCGCTTCGACAGGGTCCCCGGTTCGTGTCGGCGGGCGGGTTAATACTACCGTAGATACTACGCTGGTGGCCGGCGATGCGTCAGACCTATTTATTACGACTAGCGGTTCGGCGGTCGTTAAACAGTACGCTGCGCCAGAACTTGACTGGAGTTATGCGGCAGCTACGGGGGGTATTACTAATACGACTGCCGCCGTAACTGTCAAAGCAGCAGGCGCAGCGGGTGTGCGAAACTACATCACTGGCGTACAGCTTTCCACTGATACGTTAGGCGCAGCGACCGAGTTTGCTATACGGGATGGCGCAGCGGGCACGGTAATCTGGCGCTGCAAACTTAACACTACCGCTCTTCCGCTGCTTACCATAGACTTCCCGACACCGCTACGGGGGACCGCCGCGACGCTGGTAGAGATAGTTACGCTTACCGCGTCCGTTACTGGCGGTGTCTTCGCTAATCTACAGGGCTACCAGGCCCCTTAAGGATGTTTTTATGAACTACCAGATCAGAACAGTACTCAACGTACCCGGTTTTCCAAGTGCTGGTGCGTGGGGCATACCGCGTGCGAGTGATATATACGGGGTTCCCTCTACAGGGATACAGGTATACGCGGGAGATGTTATTGTAGCTTGCCAGAACTTAACAAATCCCGCTGATTACTCTGTGGTGTTCCACAGAAACATAGTTCAAGACCAGCAAATAACGCAGGTAAATACGAACGATTTTTCAGCTAATATGTATCTGCTTGTTATCGGTACGCCGGTATTGTGATGGGTGTTAAATTAGCGGTGGCACCGTAATATGGACATCACTGGCGCAGGCGAGATTGCGACGGCGGCCAAAGGCATCCTTGGCATGTTCTTTCCGGATAAAACCGAGGAAGAAAAGTCCAAGATTGCTGCAACGCTGGCCATGCTCACCGCGCAGACCGACATCAACAAGGCCGAGGCCCAATCCACCGATCCACTTCAACATTGGCGCGGCGGCATGGGCTGGGTCTGCGTCTTGGGTTACTTCCATAACTTCATCTTCCAACCACTATTTACCGATGTCGTAGCATTCATGGGGAAGAATGTAGTTCTACACCCGCTTGATATCGGCCCCTTGGCGACACTCACCCTCGGTATGCTGGGACTCGGCGGCTTACATGTCGCTCAACAGGTAGGCAAGAAATGAACCATAAAGTAAACTTTTGGGCGTGTACCAGCGCTAGTACCTGCATAACCGGGTTCGTAATATGGTCCCTCCCCTATCTCCAATTCATTGCCGTAGTCATCTCGATAGCCGCAGGCATTCGGGCCTACCTGGTTAGCCGTAAGCAGAAATGATGCAGTTAGGCACTAAAGGCAAAGCGCTAATCCAGGGGTTTGAGAAACTAGCGCTAACGGCGTACCAAGATCAGGGCGGCATCTGGACTATCGGCTGGGGGCACGTTAACTCCGGCATACGTGCCGGTGACAAGTGCTCCCCGGAGCAGGCGGATGCGTGGTTTGAGCAGGACGTGCAGCGCGCGGTGCTGGCGGTATCTGATACTATCAACGTGCCCCTAACGCAGAATCAATTCGACGCGCTTGTGGCCTTTACGTACAACGTAGGCGCTACCGCGATGGCGCATTCTACCCTTATCAAGCTACTGAATCAGGGCCGCCCTGCCGCAGGCGAATTTGCCAAATGGAATAAGGTAAATGGTCAACCGTCTGCCGGTCTTACCCGCCGTCGAGACGCCGAATGTAAACTGTTCCTCGCCCCTTGATACCCTAGGGGTATAATGGCGGCATGCACCGACCACACCCTCTACCGACTTGCGCGCCCGACGCAGACCATCACGAATACGACGTATGGGGTAAAGGGGATGAGCCCTCCCTTGAGGGCTCAGAAGACGGAGACGATTACTAGAGACGGTGCTTGCCGTTAACGATGGTTATTAGCTGACTCTTGCCGCCTTTGTAGATGAGCAAGTCCGTATGCATCCAACTTGACGGGCTACCCAGGGCATAAGGCTGGCTGGCCTTCGCATTGTGCCCCACCTGCCGAGCACCGCCGCTAGCACCTGGCCCGTGACCGTGTGCTATCGCTACCTTGTCGCCCAATCGGCTCATATTCTTGAGGGAACCCCGTGAACCATTTGGGCCTTTATGCCCGTGGTAGCCGCACTGGGTTTTCTCGATAACGAGCGATTCTCCGAGCGATAGACAGTGGATGTTATCCAATCCGCGCTGCTTTATGCAGTAGGGGAAGGGGCTGGGATAGCTAGCCATGCCGTCGTTTAGCGTAGCGCCTGCATCCATTGCCGCAGCCATCTGCAAATAGAACTGGCGGTTCTTGGCAGCCAACAGTTTCCAGTCGCTTTTGACTACCCAACGGCGTAGGAAGTCGTCATGGTTGCTAGCTACGACGTACGACTGCGCGCCCTTCGGAGTGCGGGATTCCACCCAGTCTATAGCCTGGTTAACCTCGCCCGCGACGTAATCCTTATTGCCCGTCGCTAGTGCCTTTTGGATAAAAGGGTCTTCCGCTTCGTGGGGATTGACACTCTGGCCGTCGAATAGATCGTGCCAAACTATGCGCTTCGGCTTGTACCGCGTGACAATGCCGTCCTTGCCGAAGGTAGCCTTATCGACTCGCAAGTCGGTAGTAGCCACGTGGGTATCACCCAGAATGATAGCCTCGGGCGGCGGTGCTGCTTGCACTCCCGAAGGGGTGAATAGCGTATCCAGGTCAGTGCATTCGCCAGCTTCATTGAAGTTTAGATGCCGCAGATAGAAAATGCCGTCCTTATCCAATTCTACAAGAACCGCGCCGTAGCAATGGTGGAACTCGCCGCCGGCACCGGACCGTGAGTTGCTATAGTTTGGCTCAGTGCATGCGCCGGTAGTGGTCATGATCTTAGCCATTTTACCGCTGGTCACAGGAACAGTCGTAAACTGATAGCGGGTATGGCCCAGGATAAGCGATTCTCCGCCCGTTAGCCCTTCGAACCCTGAGAGCGGCGTAACTGCCGTAGGTACGACCTTAATGTCGCCTGCGCACGTCAGATTGCGGTTAACGATCATCCGCTGGTTAAGCCAGTACGGTTTCGTTGCAGGGTCCCAGTTCTCTGCGTTCTCTTGCGATTGGGAGAATTGCGATGTGGGGTTTTTATACCGCAGTTGGATAACGGAGAGATGCGCTTTGTAGTGCTCCCGGATGACTTGCAGCGTCTTCCACGTAGGAGCATGCACTGGCGTAGCATTCTGGGCTGCGGTGAACAGGTAGCGGACCGTACCCTTGGGCGCTGGATTGGTATGTACCTCCCACACCTTGGACGCTTGCGCCAAAGGGTGATGGGCCGTTACGAAGTCGTCAAATGTTTTCATCAGATTGCCGCTCGCATTTTGGCCGCTAGTGCTTTAGATCCGCAGTAGATCCGCTTCTTACCAGAGTTAACAGTAATTATGAAGTCCTCAAAGCCGCCTCGGTAGACCGCACCGTCCATATTGCCTATAGCGTTAGCCTTGTAGAACTCGGCTTCATACTCCCAGCCAGCAGGGGTAAGCGCCTCGATACCCGCTTTAATCTTCGCAGGGATGATATGGGATTTAACGTGAACCGGCTTGAAATCGTCGAATGTCTTGACTTTCTTGCTCATGTTGGTGGCTCCTATCGTGGTTTTAGAACTGATCGCCTAGCGGTACGTCCGCCTTCTTTTTGTGGTGTTTACGTGCTGGCAGCGGCCCGGCAGGCGTTGCTGCTACGAAGTCTGCTCCTACGCTCTTAGGGATACCCAAGGTGCTCTTACCTTCCTTAGCGGCATACATCGCTCGGCGCTGGGCTTCACTCACCGCCGGCATTATGGGAAACTCTCGCCTAGGGGCTTATCGCCGTTGGCTTCCGCCTCCTGGCTATCAAGCTTGGCTTTGCGCTGGGTTATGGCCTTCGGGCCGAATGCCTTAGCAGCAGCGCCGATAGCGTCGCTGATAGCCCCGCCGATACCGGGCGAAGCAGCTTTCGGCTGGCCGTTAGCATCTACCCATTTTCCATTAGCGTCATACGGCATCTGATTGACCCTTAGCCCAGGCGGGCCATTTAGCAAACATGGTTTCTAACTGTTTCCGCAGGTCTAGGCGTATCGTCGCTTGCGGTCGGAGTATGCCTAGATCTAGCTTCTGTTCGCCCGGCGCTGGCTCGAATATGTTATCTTGGCTCATAAGTCAAGTTCCGACCGTGGCGGTAAGTCCTGATTATATTCAACCTGCGCCTCAATTGCTAGCTGCAAAGCCGCCAGCGCTCTCCAAGCGGCTTTGGCTAGGTGCATAGTGCCATCCGTGTCAAACGCCTTGCCGGCGTGATGGTCCAGCATATGCCGTAGGATCTTGTTCTCATGGTCAGTGGATATACCGCGCTCCCAGCGCAGCTTGCCGCCAAAACCATACTGTTTATTGCCCGCAACTGAGACTTTGGCTATCTCAGCCCAGCAGTCAGGGAAGTAGGCTAGGCAGCCATCCCAGATAGGGAGGGCGTTACGTGCATCGCGATTAGTCGGAAGCGCCATGTTATTTGTTCCCGAATTTAAGGCCATTAAACCAGCGTCGTAGCACGTAGCTGCGGGCTAGGGATATCAGCGTATATAGCAGCCCTAGCTCAAAGTTGGACTTTAGCGTCAGCGACGAAAAGCCGAACAAGGGAAGTAGTATCCAGTTTGCCGCAAAGTTAATCGAGAAGCCTACGGCGATGTTCGCCAGAGATTCTGCTATAGATCCTACCTGGGTTTGGGCCATTACATTCTCCGTTTCATTGCTTCAAGTAAAAGGTCTTGCACGCTGCGCTTGCTGCTGTGCGCCTGTATCACCGTCTCATCGACAGTTTCAAGTGCAATTATGTCGTACACAAATACAGGGCGGTCTAGTCCGGCTTGCATCTGTCTTACAGGGCCGATCCGTTCAAGCATCTGCATCCGCTCTCCTAAGTTCCAATCGTGCCCGTACCGTACTAGGATGTTAGTCACGCTCTGAAGCCCGTCGATCCCGTGGCCCATAGACTTAGCGTGTGCGAGGCCAATACCTGCGTTGCCGGATCGGAAAGCTGCCATTCCCGCGCTCGTTGATAGCTCGACAGCGCGCGGGAAAGCCGCCTTAATTCTAGCCAAGTCGGATTTAAACGAATAAGCGACAAGCAACGGAGTACCACCGCTTTCCGCTTCAATGGATCGCAACGCCTCGATTTTCTCGTCATGTACCGGTATCCATTTGGGGTAGTCAATGTATACAGCACCGTTAGCTAATTGCAAGCACTTATTTGTAAGAGCCGCAGCGTTGAACACTTCGATATTACCTAGCGCCCCCATTTCGGCGAATAGCTCTTTCTCCAAGGTCTTGTACAACGCCCTCGCCTTCGGCGGCAGTATCACGTTGATAGTCCTGACGATAGGGTCTTTAAGGTCGAAGTAGTCCTTCGGATCAATCGTAAGGCACACGTCCTTTAGCGCCGCATGGATTTCCTTACCGGCATGGGGCATCGGCTCTACGCCGTGACCGCTCCATTTGGGCCTAAACCAACGGTTCATAAAGGCGCTGTACGTGCGCCCTAAGCGTTCGCCTTTATCTATGTACCACGTCTGACCCCACAAGTCCTTAAGTCCGTTAGGTGCTGGCGTACCTGTAAGGTTGATCCAACGGTCCGTTAGGTTGTGGGCTATGCGCCCTAACTGGTGAGCGCGCATGCCCCCCTGGTTCATGCGGAAGCCTTTAAGTCTGTCACTCTCATCTGCTACCACTTGGCGAAAGGGCCATTTAGCCTGGTACTGGGTAACAAGCCAGGGAGCAAGCTCATAGCTTATGGTGTATATATCAGCTTTACGTTTCAAAGCGTCAATGCGCTGCTTAGGGCTGCCGCTGAGCGCTACGATACGCAAATCCTTGAACTGGTCCCACTTGGCTACTTCTTCGGGCCACGTATCTCTAGCTACTCGCACAGGGCCTATGACTAACGTTGGTGAGGTTCCGATATCACCCAGGAGTTTGAGAAGGTCTAGGGTGTAGAGCGTTGCCGATGTCTTGCCAGTACCCATACCTGCATACAACGAGCAGCGTTTAGTGTGCCGGATGAAATCCACCATTGGTTGCTGTATCGGCCTTAAGACTAGTCCGTTCAAAACGGCACGCAGTATTCGCTGACGTAGCTATCTACCTGCTTCATCGTCCAGAGCACAAATACGGCGCAGCCAAGCTTGCGCCGTCGGGCATGGTCTCGCTCTTGTCCTGATTCGCACTTGCCACCTAGCGTCTTAAGCTCCACGAAGTGGATACGGGCGAAGCCATAGGCGGGCCACGTTACCAGCCTATCTGGCACGAATTTTTTACCGGGCGACGTGAATTTTTCTGTCATGCCGCCAGCCTTCTCAACTTGCTCCACGAAGTACCGCTCTACGGTGACTTCCTTAACGGAACAACGCTTGACTTTTGATGCGCTCATTTCTGAAACCTATATCCTGTTCGGCCTTTAGCCGCTAGCGGCAAGCCGTCAGCCCATAGACTAGACGTTACCAACAAGCGACTAAGGTCTTTGTCATTGTACCGGTCTTCGTCTGGCGGTTCGGTGATGGCTTGGTCATGGACGCTAAGCACGGGGCTATACCCGGCTTCCTCAGCGGCTATCAATCCATCCATCATGATGTCCGCAGCGCCGGCCTGTACGATGTTCTCCGCGCGCTTGCCGCTGTAGGTGCTAAGCCGCTTCCATTGTTTGGTGTAAGGATCGATCCCTAAGAACGAACTGCTGTAATCGTCGCACTGCGCTGCGGGGTAGTTGAGGTACCGCCCGCTGGGCAGCTTGATACGCAGCCAATTAGCTTTGCGGTCAACCGATATGTGCGCTCCGACCTTAAACGTCTTGTTGGGTACGCGCGTCGCCATCTTCGTTGCTTGATCTAGCTCCGCCCAGAAGTTGACTATCGCGGGATGAGCAGCCCGCCAGAGGAGTACCAGAGAGTGGCAGACAACCCATACTCTTTCAGTAAGTCCATAGGTTCGGTTTCGCTTGATGGCTTTATGCCAAGCGGTATTTGCTTCTCGCTTGGTATCGGTAGGAATGACTGGCCATGCTGACTTAGCCAGGTCTTCAAGGCGCAGGCCGTATACTTCTGCCATTGAACAAAAGGCACCAACCCCGCCGTAGTACTGAAGGGCCAATTCCATGACCTTTCCGATTTGCCGGCGGTCGTCTCCCTCATCAGCGATATCATTAGGATTAATGTTGAAAGCACGCGCATATGCCACCTTGTATAGATCAGGACCTTCCTTCCTATCGAACGCGGCGAAGGCGTCTAGCTTCCACTGTTCGCCGGCAACCCAGGCCATGAACCGACCTTCGATATTTGCAAGGTCAGAATCGACAAGGCGCTTGCCTGGTGCTGCGATAATGAGGCCGCGCAGGCAACTAGACGCCAAGCCAAGCACAGCATCGGGATCGTATAAATCAATCTCACCCAGTTGGAACATCCGTATCGCAAAGTCTATCTCCGACTGTTTGTGTTTTGGCCTTGGGAGATTCTGCGGCTGTAGTGTGCGCCCAGCCCATCGGCCAGTGCGAGCAGCACCACAAAAGACAAGAAGGTTACAAAGGCGACCGTTGACGTGCTGATTAAGCACACGCCGGTACTTAGCAGTGCTCGCCTTACTAGCTTGCTGACGGACACGGAGTAACTCCTTAATATGTTCGGGTAGGGACTCATCTTCTAGCCGTCGTTCTACGGTATCTGCCGTCAGGTCTGGCAGGTCTACGCCGTACGCCGACATGTAGGCCAGCAACCGGTTGCGCTGGGTAGTTGACTCAACTTCATTGTTGGTAAGTTCCGCTGTGCGAGCGGCCATCTGGCGCTTGGCTTTAGTCGTAGCCGCTACTGCGCCGGCAGCTAGCTTCAGATCCATAGCTACGCCACGTTCGTTCATCTTCTGATCAAGGTGCCAAACCGCCCACATGCGCGGCGTTGCATTCCACTTTGGAAGCGCTTTGTGTATCGCGCGCATGGCGATGACATCTTGCTCCCCATACGACAGAAATTCAGCCCATTCCTTAGGGTGCGACTTACTGTCGCTGTACCCGTATTTATGCGGGATGCAGAATAGCTGGATAAGCGCCATTCCGCGTTTATCCTTAGCCTCCTCACTGGTCAACTTGAATATCTCACTTAGCGGTCCCAGCCCACCCGGCAATCCGTGCATCCGCGCAAGCGCCGCAGTGCAACGCCATTTCTCTAAGGGTATGAGTGGCCACCAACTAGTGGTTTCGAGCACCGTTCGGTCAAATTCGGCGTTATGCGCCCAAATTTCATCCGCGTTGGTGGCTGCGTCTATCAGTGCAGGGGATGGCGGTCCCGCTGTTAGGTCCTCTACGGTAATAGGGCCATCGTCTACCGCCCATTGCGCCATGATGACTTCAACGCCAGTAGCGTACTTGACGGTGCCATGCCTGATGGGCACGGCGCTACGGGTTTCACAGTCTATCCAGAAGCGCATCTCAAATCCTTTTGACAGTTGTGGCCCGGTCGATGCGTTCAATTTCCGCCACGATCAAAGCGGCGGCGCGCACCAGATCACGCCTAGCATCCTTTGGCTTCCACCATCCCCCATTGAAAGGCCATAACGCCGTGAGGATTTTGTCCTTATCCAACTTCGGCGCGGGCTTTTCGTTGTTCCGCCGTCTGAGCAAATACTGCGCTTGATAGGCATAGCAGGCAGCAGCGGCGGCCAATGTCCCGCCCTCATGTCCATCATCGTGTGCAAGGTCCCAGCCTTCTGCGTCCTGCTGGCGATGCCGCTCGGTCGTTACGTCGATGATCGCTTGACTGTCAAGGTAGGTTTTCATGGTTTGACGCCTTCTGGGTCGACGCCGCAGTGCGGGCAGACGCGCTCAAGGATCTCTCCGTCAGTCACGACGATGCGCCGCTTCATGACAGCAACTCAATCATGCCTTTGTCTTTGTCCCCGTTCTTCGGCGCATTAACAATGCGCTGGGATAGGAGGAACAGCGCATACGCAGTGCCCAAGGCTACCGCCGCGCTTTTCGGGTTATCCTTCTGCAAGGCTACAACCGTCTTCTCTACCAGAAGCGCAGCCCACTTACACCGCTGCTGTTCGCTAGGGGGAATGCCCGCCAGCAATTCGCGGATAGTCTCAAGGTTGCCGTCAATACTGTCGGTAAACATGTTTAGATTCCGTCTATTAGAGTGACAAGTCCAAAGATGGCAAGTGCAGCTATCATTATGCCGCCAATTACCGCCAGTGCTATTATCGCAGGGCTTACTAGAACCATTGTGGTGCTCCTAAAATTGGCTGGGAGGGCGCGGGCCGGGAGTTAACCCGTTTACCGTTATCGCCTCCCCCAGCCCGCGAACATTAAGCAGTCAGATCGCCGTCTTCAGCGGCATCGTCGGCCACCGAGATTTCATCGAACTCATTCGCCTCAGCGGACTTACCGCCGCCTGCGAATGCATCGCCATCGCGCAAGAACTGCACTCCGCGAAGTTGCGCGTTAATGCGCTTGCCAAAGCCGTTGTCCTGCGCCCACAACTCAATGCTGGCGTTGACATAGCAACCGCTGTAAGGCTTGCCGTCGGCTTCTGAAAGTTCCTGCCGCTGTTGGTCAAATACAGTCGGACGTATCTTGCTGCGGGAGCTAATGTACAGGTTCCCGCTAAAGCCTTCGTAGTCGGCCTTAGTATCGCCATTGTGCAAACAGGTCTTGTCGGAAGCCTCAAGCGCTTTGACAACCGCATCGGCCTTAGCAGCCCACTTCTCTTTCGCAACGCCTTTCAGCGCGGCTTTGATTTCAGCAAGTTGCTTATGTTTGAGAGGAATCAGGAAGGAAGCGGAGAAAGCTGGCTCGCCACCAGTCTTCGGCGCAGTGGCTTTCCAGAGGGAGGGAAAGGCCAATCGAACATCACGTAGCATCAATCGCATTGTGGTCTCCAGTTAGTAGATCGGTTTCAGCTATTCGCTTTTGGCGAAGGCGGAGTGTATCGCGGCATACCGCCAGTTGCAACTCGGCATTCATCGCACATGATATGCCCTGGTAGTACTGGTTTATAGCACTTTTGGTTATCGCCGCTATTGGCACAATTATGGGGAACATCGCTCATCGCTGCCCTACCCGCCAGTTCTCAAGGCCGATTGCGCCGGCAAAGTCGTATGCCGCACGTGCGGTTTCGAAGTGCAAGGCGTCTGCCACATCGTACACAGGGGTATCGACTCCGGTGTACGCTTCACCATGGGTTACCGGATCTTCACGGAAAATCACATAGTGCACATAGCTCATTCTGTTACTCCTAGTTCTTCAAACTCTGACATGTCGGCGCTACCGACAAACGGCGGCCGTGGATCGCTACCGGGTACCAACTTTGGCTGCCCGCGCGGCTTGATAATCAAAGGTTCAAATACGTCCTTCCAGGTCTCTTTTGTGGCCTTCTTATCCAGCAGCTTAGCAGCCTGCGGAGCAGTGATAACCTTCTGCGGCGCGTAGG